AGTACGCAATATAAACCTGAACCATGCTACCAGTTTCGGGGTTAGTGTTCTGATTGGTAGGAATCACATAGAGTCTACCTGCGGAGTGCGAAGTGGTGAACGGCATGTTTGCAATGGTTGCACCAACATCGGCATTCTGTACGTAGAACTGTCTGCCAACCTGTACGTAATCATCGAGGTCAGAATTGGGAGGAATGATGTCGCCCAAACCTGCGTTCGTGATTGTGGTACCAACGTTGTCGGGATAGGCGAACACACCATTTGTACCCATGTTGCAGATAACAGGTTTACCATTAACCGTGGACAGAGCAGTACCAACAAGACCAGCATGGTATGCAACAGGAGTGGTGGCAATTGTGAGCCGTCTGAACCGTGCCACACCGTAAGCGGCGGCAACGCTGATTTTTGCGGTGATACTGTCAACAAACGTAGCGTCTTCAGACAGGTTCAGAGCATGGTGCGGAATCAGCATAATGTCAGCACCCACAATGTTTTTAGCCATGTTCGCTTCGGCAGGCTTTTCAATGTCACCAGTAAGAACACACCTTGAACCACCGCAATCTACACTCACTACCATAGAGAAGTTATTGTAGTTGGTATGCGTAGTTTCATTCATATCCTCGTCAAGCATATAACTATAATAGCCATCATAGTAGTTAGAAGAGAGGTTGTAGAAATGAAGTTGTGCATCGCCAAGGTCAACAAAATAGCCCTCGGAGGTAGGAGCAACATACTCGCCACCCGCATTGGTGATAGCGTTCTTGATAGAGGTTTCAAGGGTGGCATAGTTTGTGCCGATATATCTGTTCCAGTTGATATTGGCATGAGGAAGATACCACTTAACAATTTCGATACCGCTACCAAGCAGAGCGTTCACCCTTGCGAGAGAAGCATGGTCGCTATGGTAATGGGAGATAATAGCGGCATCAATTTTATGAATGTTGTTAGCATTCAAGTAATTGATAAGGGTAGCGGCATTGGTATCATTACCAAGGTCATAGGTGATACATACATTCTCATTATGGAGAACTACGCAAAGGCTATAACCACGTTCGGGGTCTTCGGTAGACAGGTCGGGAGCAGAAAGGAAAGCAACTTTCAAGTCCTTACCAATGTCACCCAGTTGGTCAATGATGTCATCAATATCTCCGTTGATAGTGTTGATATTACCCTCGGCGGTATCCATACGGTCTTTGAGGTTATGAATGTCAAGGGTATTGTTATCAACCTTATCATTCAGTTCGCCAAAGATGGTGACATTGATGAGGTTAGCAAGCGTACCGTCCTGTGCCATTTCGTCCAACTTGTTATTCACAAGTTCTTGGAAGTTTTGGCTATCAAGATAGTGATTGACATACTCAACCAACTCGTTAAAGGCATCGGTAACACCGTTCGTGCTTTCGATAACCTCATTCAGTTTAGCGACAACCTTGCACAGTAGTTCATAGTACGATAGGCTATCGTCATAAACGGCAGGAAGAACTTTCTGGCACCAAAAACGGAAATAAGGGATTTTATTAAACATAGTAATCTCCTTTCACCAAAGGTTAAAGAATAGAGGTTTTAGTTCATCGATGATTCGCTCATCAATGTTGATAAGGATTTTACGGTAATCGTCAACCATTTTCGAGAAACTCAAACCACTCTGTTTGCCCCACACGTGTTCAAGATAATCGTCTGTGTTGTTGAACCCTGTGTTAGTATTGCCGTTTGAACTGGTAATATCCTTTGTTGCGTTTGTTAGATACCGCTCACTCTCCACACCCTCAAGACCACCTTGTGGCGTATCAGAATATAGGGAGCGTGATACACCTCCGTTCTGTGTAGCGGAAGTGCCTGTACCATCTGTTTTCCTATCTGTTTTCCTCCAGTATTCGACATCGTACAACGGATTGAATTCCAACAGAGCAGATTGATACAACTTGTTGTAGTAAGGCATGATGAGGTTCAACTTTGCCCACAATCTAACTTTCCACAAACCAACGGTTTCTTCAGAGATTTCTCTTGTGTAGTAGTGCATCAAGATTTTCTTACAAAGTACAGAACGGTATGCTTCATCATAGATAGGGAATTCAAAGTTGAACACCTTTTGCCATGCTTTGTCGATAACGTCTGCCACATCAGAGAATCCAACGCTTTCCGTCAAACCTGCGGCGGTTTCACAGATGAATCGCACTTCGGTTGTATACTTACTCATGCTCATCCTCCTCTCCGTCAGCGGTGGCAGGTTCTTCATCGGTTGTTTCGTTTTCAACGGCAACAACCTCTTGATAGTCTTCTCTGTAATCGCACCAAATATCAAGACCGAACATGCGGTTGATTTGCTTACATGCTTCTCGTCTTGCGTTCAGCCTGCTGTACCTATTAGCAATGATAGCACCAAGGTTACGTGTAACCTCATCGGTGATAAGTCTTTCTTTCTTGGTCACGTTGATATTGCTGATACCAAGGAAAGTAAGTGCTTCATTCCAAATCTGCACTTTCAGCTGATACAGTTTGTCTGCAACAAATGGAGCGTCTGTCTTCAAAACTTTAAAGGCATCCGGGTTCAAGCCTTTATCACCCTTGATGACAGGAGCATTGCCTTGATATTCCTTGTACAGATTCTCAAAGGTCAGCCGTTGGGATTCCTCGCAAACGATGAGGATAGGCGTCTTCTGTGCATTAGCGTTTACATCCACCGCCCTGTCAAGGTTGTACAATCTTCTTGCAAACATCTGAACATCGAGCATAGAATTTTTATGGAGAGCATTGTTCCAAATGATTACGCTATCTTTGTTGTTAAGGTCTTTAGAGTATCCATTCACAGAGAACGCTCGCCTGTGAATAGGGATTCGGTAAACATCGAGCGGTCCTGCAATGATATTCTGAAGCGCAAGGAAACCGATTTCCTCATCCTTGAAGAACACGGCATTGCCGTCAGCGAATAGCGTAAGTTCAAGGAAACGTGGGTCAATGGTATCGGGGAGATTTGTCCACTCAAACATACTGATAGACAGTTCAACAAGACGGTCATAGTATTGTCTGAATGTGGCGTTGTTCATTACCGCACTTTCCCAAAACTCTCTGTCTTTTCTTTTAGTCATTTAATTCCCTCCAATTGTGGGTGAATTGTCAAGTCCGTAGTTACCCACTTCATCACCGTGCCGCCAATACGTAATACCCTTGTTGTGAATAGCACAGATACGTTTTACATCGTCAGCAGGAACGTTTCCAAGTATTTCGCAATTAGCGGTTTTGATGTAAGTCCAATGCGGTCTGTTTGCTACCATTGGTGACATGACGCGATTAATTTTATAGCCAAACATGCTAAAATAATCATCAATGCATCTTGCAATCTCCGGTCTTACATACATAGGTCTAACACAGAAATCGAAATATCCCAAATTGTAGAGTGCAGAACTATCACCGGACACGTGTGAAACATGCGGATTAAGCAAAGACGGAATCAAATTTCTTGCCACCCTGCTCTCGGTAGAATCATCGCTTTGTGCGTTAGGTTGATATTCCTCGGTTGTAACGGAAGTTGTAACCAATTTATTTGTCTTACTGCTTCTTTCCTGCACCGTGTTTGTTTTGGTGTATCCTGCCGCAAGCGCTTCAGCATTTCCTGTTCCAACTACCAATGCGGTTTTAATCATTCCCTGCACCACTTTAGCCATAAAGTCATTTGTTACAAATGTTCCCTTTGGGAAACCTCCAAGTGTTAAGCGAACATTAGGGTCAGTAGTGTTCAAACCATTATAGTGGTCGGGCATAATAACGACGGTTGGTTCTACGGTTGTATCAGCACCAAGCAAGAATTCGCAATCTTCACCACTAAAGAACTCATATCTATAGTCATTAGTAATGCCTTGCATGTTCGTGATTCTTAAAAAGTTGTAGGGGTAAGTAAATAGTTTTTTGTTTTTTGGCACATACCCACCAAGAGATTCATAGTTTTTTGCGAATTTTGCGTTAAATGTTTTCACATCAACATCGCCAAGCGCACCTGCTTCTGTATACACCATTTGCCGCGGCATCATGTAAAGTGCCAACACAACATTGGTGTTATCAAAAATAGACAAAGCGTTTATCGTTGTATGCAAATCCGCTATGCCCTGTGCAGTTGGTTCATAAATCTCAAATTCGCATTGATGAAATGTTCTGCCGTAAAAACCACCAGTAGCAGGCACACCAATGACATTAGCGGTTTTAGCAAGTACAATAACCCAATCTCTCATATAGGGAAGCCCATTTTCATCAGAGGGAACAGTTAAATTGCCACCAGTATAATCACCAATGTATACATCTTCGGGCAACAGGTTGCCACCAATATCATCTCTTGCAGTATGATTCCTTTCAACAAAGCACGGTTTGAACACAAAGTCTTTCCACCACGTTTGCAAGACATCGAGTTCGTATGTGATTTCAGATGTAATGTTGTTTACATACTCGACTTTGGTAATGAATGCGTAAAAGAACTTTCGTCCAAATGAACTGTTTCTGAACATCAGATAGTTGCAATCATACAGGTCTTCTGCCGTGATTTCAACTCGCATAACACCTCTACGAACTCGTTGATAACTTTGTCTTGAAAGGTCATATTTTGTAAGACCATTAAAGTATCTTGCCTGTGCTTCCGTGTTCTCGAAATAGATGGTGTGTTCATACGTTGGTTCTAACGGACAGTTGTGCAAGATTTTAATGTTAGTATTAGGTTCAATGTACATTGTATCACCTCTTTAAGGTTAGGGGAGGGTTTCCCCTCCCCTATTTGGTTAAGGCTTAAATCTGTGTGGTAAAGGTGAGTTCCGTACCAACCGCCACAGACGCCATCGTAATGGTTGCCATCATCAGCACACCGCTGACATCCAGTACGGCATCAAACGTAGACACGCCATTAGGCACAATGAATGCACCATAGCGGTGAACGGCGATACCGTTGGTAGTGCAATCCTCGGTCTGAATGAACTTGTAGTTCGTGTTGTTGAGTGTGGTATCATCGTCAGCATTAAGGGTGATAATGGTAGCACCATTCTCATTGACAACCTTGGAAGCAACAGTAAGTTTAACATTCTTCGGAGCAATAGTGGGAGCGGCACTATCGGTAACGAACACAATAGCGTTGGAGAACGGAGAGTAGGAAACGGTCTTCCACACGTTGTAGAAGTAGTTCCAGTACATGCCGCTTGCAACAAACTTCTCGGTGAACTTGTTGTTGTTATCGTACATCTGAAACCACTCACGGTCAACGAGTACAGCCTTGACATCTGCCATCAGAGCCAGTTCAGCGGCAGTAACCTCCTCAATCATGTCGCTATTGGCACGAATCTCGGAGAACCTCTCATTGTCAAAGGTCTTGAAGTCATCAATCAGCATGAGTCGACCCATAAAGTCAGCCTTATCCATGTTGAAAGCACTCGCAAGAACATTGACATCGTAGGACGCATTGTACTCGCTATCCATGAAGATGTACTGGTCAGCCTTGGGAGTAGTGGTGGTCACGCCGCTTGCGTTGAACTTGCTACTCATGAAGCCAAGCTGATTGGACATAGCACGGAACTTAACGGCGGCATTCTTCATGTCACCATCAGCGATACCGACAGGATACATCTTGCCGTGGGCAATAGCCTTGATAATGAGGTACTTGAACAGGAGATACTCATCGTACTCGGCGGCGGTGTAGATAGAATCCACGATTCGGGCAATCATGTCCTGCACACCCTGCACATTGGTGAAAGCGGCACGGAGGTCTTCATCTTGAATAGTGACAGGATACTGGACACGCCAGTTCATGGTGTGGAAAGCGGAACGAACATCGGGGATACTACGCTTCAGTTCACGAACCTCTGCCTTTTCAGCGGAGAACTCACGAGCCTTGGCAATCTGAACGAACACCTCTTCAACGGTTTCACCGAACTCAAGGTAACCCTTTTTCAGTTCAGCATAAGCGTTATTGAAGACGGCACTCTTGACACGGACAAGAGCAATACGATTCAGCAGGGCATTGAGGAAGTAGTTGGAAAGATTGGGATAACCATAGATGATTTCACCGACGCGAGGGATGTCACGGGTGTCGTTGATTTCGGGCACCATGCTCTGATACTCATAGGGAGCATTCGCACGAATGGTGTTCAGAATATCAAGCGTGGTTGCGTTCAACTGGGTCATTGCGATTCTGTGAGCCATTAAGAATCAACTCCTTTATCATAGATAATATAATTTGGTCTTCAACCTCTGCAAGCAAATGTGACAACGAATCGGGTGATTCCATTGCCGCTTGCAGTTCGGCATCAGTTATCGTAACTTTGTACTTACTCGGTCTTGAATAGACTTTCGTAAGTATACTTCTTCGGTTGGTCTTCTTCCTCTTCGGGGTCATCGTCCTCTTCGGTCTTACCGCTGAAGAAACGGTCACGATATTTCTGCCGCCACGTTTTGTCATTTTCTTCATACTTTCTCTTCCAATCTACTTTACCGTCCTGTTCGTACTGTCCAAGGGTGTCCTGCACATCTTCGATAAACGCAAGGGTTTCGTCAGAAGTGTCATCGCCAAAATGTTCTTTAAGGCTTGCCATCAGTTCTTCTTTGGTCTTAATACTCATGCGTATCATCCTTTCTTAAATGAAATACATCCATATGGGCAACCTGTGCTTCTTTCTACCTGTCGGGGTTGGTGGTGACGGAGGGTAAACGGAATCGTTATAAATGAATCCTTGGCAATAGTAATCACGTTGTGATGTCATCCAAGATTCAAGATAACCATCTTCCGGGTATACTCTTGCGGTCCAAAAGTAAGTTCCACCGTAAGCACTATTTGATGTGGTTAGTGAACCGTCATCGTGGATTTCTTCAACGATTGCAACATGCCCATCGTATTGCCCTCTATGTGATGTATAACAGATAACTGAACCAAGTTGAGGGATTTGCCCTCTTTGGAATGAGGTAGCGGCATCGTACCAATCGCCACCGTTTCCGCTTGGCAGGTTAGCAAATCCGTTTCTGATTTCAGCGTATCTGCCGTAACAGTAGCACGTGCAGTTTGGCAGACCGTAACCCGAAGCGTAAAAGATATTCCCGTTGCTATACCACCAAGGATTTCCTTGCATACCTGCATCGGTCAAGCGCGGTACGAATGCCATGTTACTTCACCTCAACAATAAATGCTTCGGGGTAGTGCTTCTTGACAGAATCAAGGTATCTCTGTGCATACTCACGTGTTCTGAAAGCACCAACTTGAATGCGATAGAGAACATCCTTGTCATCTTCAGCCTTTTTGTAAGGTACGCCAAAGAATTCGCACAGACCCTCTGCAATCTTCTCACCGATTTCGGTGGTGTGGCTGACAATCCACTTGGCAATATCAGCGACATCGTGGAAGTCAACCTCAATGTAAACGGTGGGAGCAACAGGCATACGGATTTCATATAGGTCATCTCTGATAGAGATGGAATCGCTTGTGCCGGGAGCAAAAGCCGCCAGTTTGTTGAACACCTTCATGCAAATCTTGTGTCCTGTGCCATTCCAACTGTAGCAGAACATACGTGTACCTGTTGCGTTGTGTTTTGGAGAAGCGTTGGTGTGAATGCAGACATAAGCGTCAGCACCAAAGGCATCAGCGGTTGCAACCTTTTCCTGCATGGAGAATCGGTGCATCAGCATCACATCAAAACCACAACGAATAAGTGCATCCTTGCAAGCGGTAGCAATCTTACCACATTGTGTTCCCTCGTTGGTGTCTACACCAGTATACACGTTTTCAATTTGGTCAGACGGAGATAGGAAAATTTTAGGCATTGTTTGTCACCTCCTTATTTATAAATTTCGATATACATACTAATCATTTTTTACCCCCCTCACTTGGAGGTGTAACAATTGCGTCACCAACATTAATCGTATCACCATCTGAGGAAATCCACCTTTTATGTGTGCCATCGAACGGTGGCGTATCGGTTTCAGTTCCAACGTACTCACGAAGTCCACTATAGTGCGTAAATAAACTAATCATCTTTGTCCTCCTTTCCTTTAATCTTTGCGAGATAAGGCTTGAACAACTTTGCGAGGTCGGGGTTAATCTCTGCGAGGTTTTCAGCCACACTCACAAATTCCATCAGACAGATATAACCTGCAACCGCTTCGAGGACAGGGAGGTCCACACCAAGGTTCACATAGGTTGTACCATATTCAAACAAACCTGACCCGACTACGGCAACAACCTCTGCGAGTTTGTGGAACAAACCCTTGTGCAGTGCGGAACTGTCCATTGTGCCTGTGTAGAGTGCTTTCATAATACCTGTCAGAATATCAAGCAGAATAAAGATTCCGACCACGGCATACACCATCATTTTCACACCTCCCTCCTCACTATTGATTATATCAAAATGGGGTTGACTTGTCAAGTCTTATATGATATAATTATATGGGGAGTAAAGGAGGTGTACCCAATGTCGTACTATGACGGTACTAAATTGTTGTCAATGAAAGACATAGATGGGAACACACCCGAAATCTTCATGTGTACTTCAAATAGGTCTGGCGGTAAGACAACCTATTTCAACCGTATGGTGTGCAACAAGTTCTTCAAAACAGGTGACAAGTTTATGCTCATTTATCGGTTCAACTATGAACTCGATGATTGCGCTGAAAAGTTTTACAAAGAGGTTGGTGCTTTGTTCTTTCCGGGGACTTACATGACAAGTCAGAAAAGAGCAAAAGGTATCTATCACGAACTGTTCATTGATGACAAGCCATGTGGGTACGCCATTGCTCTTAACAATGCCGATATGATTAAGAAGAATAGTCACTACTTCCGTGATGTCACTCGCATGGTCTTTGATGAGTTCCAAAGTGAAACCAACCATTACTGCAACGATGAGGTTGCCAAGTTTATCAGCGTACACCAATCCGTTGCAAGAGGTGGAGGTAAACAGAGCAGATACGTGCCTGTCTACATGATTGCGAACCCGGTTACTATCATTAATCCGTATTACGTGGCGTTGGGTATCACTTCCCGATTGAACGAGAAAACCAAGTTCTTGCGTGGCAAGGGGTTCGTCTTGGAGCAGGGTTACGTGGATAGTGCCGCCCTTGCTCAAAAGCAATCACTTTTCAATCAAGCATTCGCCGGAGAAACCTATGTCGCATATTCCGCACAAGCGGTTTACCTTAATGACAACAAAGCGTTCATTGAGAAACCCCAAGGCCAAGGCAGATACCTCGCCACTCTCCGTTACAATGGTAGGGATTATGCTCTTCGTGAATATGCACATGCCGGGGTCATCTATTGTGATGACAAACCCGATTACACTTTCAAAAACCGTCTTGCCGTAACCACCGATGACCACCGCATCAACTATGTCATGCTCCGGGCAAATCAGTTTTTTATCGACAACCTCCGCTACTACTTCGACAGAGGTTGCTTCAGATTCAAAGACTTGCGATGCAAAGAAGCGGTACTCTCCGCTCTATCCTATTAGCATATCTGCATCTGTTTCATTAATTGTATTTGTGTGGGAAGCACAGGTGGAATAAACTGCCACACAGGTATTCGGAACGCTTGCCGCTTTTAATGTACAGATGTTGTAGATATGAAAAGACCCCATGTAGTTTACTACATGGGGTCTTTACTTATCCTTGCCACGTGTCTACTTCGCACATCTTGTTGAACGCTTCGATGAATTCCTTGATGGAAACCTCTTTGCCATCAACCTTGTACACGTAACGTGGTTTCTGCTCTTTCTCTGCCTTGCACTTTGCTCTGTGCTTACACAGATAGCAGATTCTGTACCATTTGCATCCTTTCATTTCATATCCCTTTCGGTCGCATTTCATAAACTGTGTCAACCAACAGAACACCACCACGGATTCGCTTTGGTAGCAACTTACCGGGTACAATCAAACCGACATTGAAGTCTTCAAGCGTTCTGTCTTGACTAATGAATTTCTGTTCGTCATCTGTCAGACCGTCTTTGTCAGCGTCTGACATATGTTCATGTGTCATGCTTTCAATGAACAGTTCTTTGCACTTGGATGGCATTCCTGCACATTTCACGCTATAGTAAGGATTCTCTATGGGTTCTTGATTCTCTGCAACAACGTGTTCGATATAGGTCTTCTGCCGCACGAACCAACCTATGTCCCAACTGCTTTCCAGTTTCCAACAACAGAAGTTCTTATCATGTACCTTGATACCGACAATTTTGTCGGCAGGGAGGTCGCAATGAATACTGTCTGTGTCAGCGTAAATGAAACCGGGTTTGTCCGGACCGTGGTAGTTCTTCTGTGCGGCACGAATGGTGAAGTTCCTTGCGTAACTGGTGATTGCAGAACCAACAGGAATGTATCCGGGTTTCTTTTCGTTAGCAGTTACGGTAACGAATCCTAAACTCTTGTCATCTTTGATGTAGGCAACCTTGAAACTACTGTTCTTGTTACTTGCCATCTTTCCATATAGGTTATTCAGAAACAGTTTCGCTAACTCCCTTAATGCACCTTTGCTTTCCAACTTCAGCTTCTTGTACTTCTCAATGTATTCATCAAAGATACCGATTTCACTACGAAACCAACAACCGTCAAGAATCTCGCAATCTATCAAGTCATAGTGTTCCTTGATAAGTTCAAAATCTGTCATGGTCAATGTAAGTTCAACGAGTGCTTGCTTTACGTTGCCATCAAAGTCGATATATTCGGGGTAGTATTTCTGTGTTTCCTCGTTCCATATGTCTGATGTTTCAAGTGCTTCTGTTGCTCTGTACATTAGTGTATTTTTGATTTGGATGAACGGCAACATGTTCGGTTTCAAATAGAAGCGTGTTCTGATACGAATGAAGTAATAATTCTGCGGCTTTAACGCTTCCAATGGGATGTAATCACCCGACCAAAAGGTTGGTTCGCCGACAGGGAATCTGTTATTGCTCTCACTCGACATCATGGATGGATACAAACTGTTGACATCAGCGGTTGTTCCGTTGTGAAACACTCGTTGCTCTTTTCCTCTTGCAAGGTAGCACCAACCACCTCGGTAGGATTTGCGAATCCAATCACCGACAGTTGGTGAACCGTGAATAGATTCTTCGATAGGAATATCGTATACATTTGGGAACAGTTTTTCGTACTTTGAGTTCCCGATTATCCTGCGATATTCTGACAAGCAACAACTGCCTATTGTCAACTTCTTATGTCCCTCATTGAACATGATTTCCAATGCTTCTTTGACAACAAGGACATCGTTTGCTATGTACTCTTTCTCTTCGTCAGTTATAGTACAACCTGCGTAACGTAGACCCTTGTATTCCATGTTCAGTTTTCTGTGCTTCGTCTTGAAACTTTTGCCTATTCGTTCTACGCTGAATGGTAGCAGTTTAAGACTATCTCTTAATTCGATAATCTTGTTGTGGGTCTTGATTGTGATTGAATACCATTGCCCCATTGAGGAGATTGAATATGAGAACGTTCCGTTCTTCATCTCCTTGGGTGGAATCCACTCAAAATCATTGACGGTGTTGCCTGTCACCATTCCTGCATGCTTGAAGCCAAGGTCTACAAGGAGTGTAGACAACCAAAATGAACCGTCAAACTTCAGATTGTGGTAGTACACGATTAGGTTAGAGTTAAGCGAGATAAAGTATTCAAATTGTTCTTGAAGACTATGGAAAATATGCACATCTTCGGTGTACAATTCTACACACGCACTCGCCCAAACCTCTGTGTTGACTTGCCCCTTGTAAACCGTGGTTTCAAAGTCACCAACAAAATACCGAACCTTGCGTGTCTTCATGTCTCTTCGTCAGACTCAAAGATTTCAGACCAATCGGTGAAATACGCACTTTCATCAAAGGATAATGCTCTTCCAATAATGATAGCAGAGATTTGATTGAGTGCGGCAGAAGAAGATTCGCTTTTACTGTCATACAACGCCTGTTCTGTCAGAGCAATCATTTCGCTTGCGTGTTCTTCACACCTACGTGCTACAACCTCTCTGCCCTCTGATTCGTTTGCACCGTTCAGCATGGATTGCAGTACGTTCTTATCATGTTCCTTTCTTTGTTGCATCCACGATGGGAACTGTGACATATCCCATTCCGCTATCATGGCTTCAACACGTTGCAGAACAGTTTCGGTCTGTACAACAAGTTCTGATTGGTCATAATCTGTGGCATACTGTTTGCCACGTTTTGCTCTTGTTTTCCTTGTTCTTGCGGCTTTTTGTGCGGCGGTAGAGCGTTCCTGCTTTCGTCTTTCTGTTCCCTTGATAAAACCGCCCTTTATCGGGTCATAATATGTTGCCTTTTTGTACAGAGATTCGGGATTAATCTTCTTCAGCCGTTCTACGCTACGTTTTGTAATCTTTTGTGGCTTACTTGGTAGCGCATCTTCGGGAAAAAGGAATCCTCTCTTTCCTGCTCTGTGCATGAACTGCTTGATACGTTTCAGTTCCTTTTCGTAGGCGATTTTATTGGGAGATGGTTTCTTTGCCATATTTACCACCTCTGTATAAAATTAAGAACCCCTGTAGTGTTAAACTACAGGGGTTCTTGGGACACATCACACGATGGAACAGGTCAGAAACTGCTTGCCCTTGTAGTTCTTGCTGTCCTTGCGGTAAATCTCGATTTCAAAATCAGACTCACCTGCATCGAGCATTTCCTCCACAATCTCGTCAAGAGTTGTGATGAAAGACTCCGAACCAGTAACGTACTTGTTGCCGTTGGCATCAACGACAACGCACTTGGTGTAGTCCTTGTTGTCGGACTTCTCATTGTGGACAGACAGGGTCACGTGGTAACCATAGGGAATGACAATCTTGCCCTCGCTCATCGTGGCATCATCAATGCTCGTGGCATTGGAGAAATCCTTGACACGGATTTTCTCCCTGGGAGTGAGTTCCTTGGTGGAGTTGATAACCTTGACAGTGTAGCCTTCCATTTTCACATTTCTCCTTCTTCAGTTTAAATTTTTGTTGGTGGTTTCCTTGGGTATTTGCTTTGCGTTATCTCTGATGGGGCATCTCTTGCTTGTTAGCCGCTGAATACACACATCTTTGATAGCGCACTTGGGACAGGGTTTTCTCGGTGGGTGATTACTCTTCATTGGTCTTCCGGGGCGGCAGAATCTGTGCGTTCTTGATGAAATCCTGCTCGGTCATGCCGTACAGAATCTCCTCCACCTTGACGCCCACAGTGTGGACCGCCTTGACGGTGTCGGTGTCGATGATTGCGCTTACCGCTTTCATCATCGCTTTCTCGTCCTTGTAGGTACGAGGGAGGGTGACAACCTCGTTGAACGGCTCTCCCTCCTCAATGTTCAGACAGAGGACGTTCACCTTGGTGGTCTGCATGGTACGGGTTACCATCGGGGTTCTTGCCATAGTTGTTGCTCCTTTCTGCTTCTCTTTGTTGATGTTTCGGTGGTACAAGGTGTTGCACCTTGTCGTGTCAACTGTGAACCACCATGTTTCCCAAGATGTGCGGCAACATGCGGCACACCTTGGGAACAAAGGGAACAGAAATTTCCGGGTACACCTTATTATACCATAGGGTGACAGGAATAGCAAGCGTTAAGTTTTTAACAATCTTCCGGTTCTACGGGTTTTAGCGTTTCGCTTCGTCAATGAGTTCCTCCAAATACTCCACCAGTTTGTACATGTCATCACAGGGATATTTGTACTGACAATGGTCGCAATCGTGGACGCATTCGGTGGACATGAGTTCTTGCAAAGCATCACCCATTACGGTTGACAGGTAGCGCAGGGTTTTCTTGTTGTAACCTGCTTTCTTGAACATTAGCATAGCGAATCCTCCTTGATGAAGTCTAATAGAACAGTTCGGACATTGCCGCATAGACCCTCTGCAAAAGGGTATCGAGCAGTTTGCTTGACACGCAAGTATAATACTCAAAAACCATTGCGATAACGTGTTCTTTGCCATTGAACTCCATCTTATAGAACACTCGCCATACGTACAGTTCGGGGTCATACTTGATGGTGTATTCACCTCCAAGACGCCCAACCATTTGTGTGCATCCGTACCCAAGGTATAGGGTAGCGGTTGCAATGTTTTCGTCTTTTGGCTTCTCCATTGCGTTTCTCCTTTTCATGTTATTTGAGTGGTCATTTAACCCCTCATTGATACCCACGTTTCAAGGTTGAATCGTGGGTACGGTCAAGGGTCAAATCATTGATAGATATTGACGTAGTCATCGCCGACAATTTCAAGGAACAGAGGTTCGTAATACTGGTCATACTGCATTGCGTGGATATGCTTCGGAAAGGTGTCCAGTATCCAAGGGTTATTGTGGCAACGAACAAACTGGTCAAGGTAGTATCGGCGGTTGTTCCACCAAAAACTTGGCTGAAAGTCACGACTTTCATCGTGTTCGTCCTCGATATACTCGATTGGAACAGGGTCATAGTTTTGCTTTTCAAATGTGTCTTTCATTTCTGTTTCTCCTATTCATGTTATTTGGGGCGCCTGTTGGCTCCTCTATGGTGTCCACCATTCGGTGAATGATGGGCACGAACAAGAGTCAATCGTCAATTCGGAACAACAGTTCCATGAGTTTCCACGTAGCAAGTACGCACAGAATCACATGTGCCACCACGCTCATACTTTCACCCCCGACAGAAAACTGATGAGTTCGTAGCAGGCACAACGCTCATCGTCCAATTTGTCCGCCAGTTTCTCGTTGTCTGCGCTCTTTTCACGAACGGATTTTGCCATGTTTTCGAGTGTGTGCGCGTCATCATACAGTTTGTCGATTATGTCGGAAATCTTGGACAGAGCATATGCCCTAACCCTTGTGTTGTTGATATAGCTATCAATTTCCAGTTCGACGTCCATTTCTGTTTCTCCTTTTCATGTTGTTATTAGAGGTACCTGTTGGCTCCTCTATGGTGCCCACCATTCGGTGAATGATGGGCACGAACAAGAGTCAATCATGTAACGGGGTACGCCCGCTCGACTTTCACTACGCCGTAGTCCTTGAAAAACTTGGAAATGTGTTGTGCGCTCGTTGCGGTGTATCCGTACACCAACCGCAGGAAATCGTACCCGATACCATATTTGCAGTTGATTATCGCTACTATGGTGTTATAGGACCTCAACATAATGTAGTTATCCTTTTCGAGTACCTCGGCAGAACAACTGCGGAACTTTTTCCACGTAGAGCCGTTGAAATTGGTGTCCTCGTCAGCCCTGCGATAGTTCCACATGCAGTGAATGTTGATGGCGTCTTGTTTTTCAACGTTGATTTTCATTTCTGTTTCTCCTTTTCATGTTGTTATTTGAGGTACCTGTTGGCTCCTCTATGGTGCCCACCATTCTACGAATGATGGACACGAACAAGAGTCAATCGTTAGTCTTCCTCGGCGGAAGAATGGTGGCGTACTTGATGAACATGCTTTCCGGCATGCCGTACAGGTAGGTGTGGATAGCAACGGCGGCAACCTTGACAAACTTGACGGTTGCAGATTCCTGCTTTTTCGCCGCCTTGAGAATGTCCTCGGCGGTGTCGAACGTGCCGGGGATAGTGATGTCAATGTGTCTAACCTCGGCGGTGTCGATGTTAATGGCCATAACAGTGGCCACCGTTTCCTCGATAGTACGAGTTACCATTTTTTCCTTGCGTGCCATTTCTTTTTACTCCTTTTCATGTCAGTATTTTTAGAGTGTTCGCACACTCTATAGAGCGGTTGACACGTTCCGTTGTCTGCCTGCCAACCGCTCGAACAATGTGCGATTGAACATGAAGAGAAGAAGAAACATACACTATTCAATTTTCAAGGTACACCAGTTAGGCCTTGGGTCTTCCCTTACTGTGCTTACAGTATAGCACACTATACCCCCGTTGTCAACTGTCAGATTGCACAAACATGTGTACCTGCTTTTGTGCAATTTGGGGAAAACCAGGTACCCCGAACGATTATATCATTCAA